GAGGTGCGTGCGGGTGGTCCCGTCGCGCCCCGAGCCGGAAGTGACCGAGAAGGCGCCCTCGGCACCGCAGAGGGGCTACCGCGTTGTCATCGAGTGCGCCACGGCGGACGAGCTGCGCCGCGTGAGGGCCGTCATGGTCGACAACGGCATTCACGGATACGTCGAGAGGATGTAGGACATGAAGAAGAACCTGCCGCCGACCCGAACGCCGGAGCAGCGCAAGGAGGCGATGGCGAGGGCCATCCACACGCGCCGCGAGCGCGCCGCGTTCAAGGCCGCCTGCAAGGCGGGCAACATCCCGCCCGAGGCGGCCATCGAGGCGCCCATCGCGCAGAGGCTCAAGGTCGAGGAGTTCGCCTGCTCGTTCCCGGGCATCGGCCCGGTCACGGCGCAGAAGATCGTCGAGGCGTGCCATATCCGCGACGGCCGCCGCGTGAGCGGCCTGGGCTACATGCAAGGGCCGCGCCTCGTCGAGGCAATCAAGAACAACATGACCGCGAAGGAGGACGGGCAGTGAGCATCAACCGAGTGAACATCAGCGGCAACCTCACCCGCGACCCGGAGCTTCGCGCCACCGCCGGCGGGACGCAGGTCCTGTCCTTTGGCGTGGCGGTAAACGACCGCCGACGCAACGCGCAGACTGGCGAGTGGGAGGACTATCCCAACTTCGTCGACTGCACCATGTTCGGCAACCGCGCCGAGGCCGTGGGGCGTTTCCTCGCCAAGGGCATGAAGGTCGCCATCGAGGGCAAGCTGCGCTACAGCTCCTGGGAGCGCGACGGTCAGAAGCGCTCGAAGCTCGAGGTGATCGTCGACGAGATCGAGGTCATGGTGCGCCGTGAGGGGCAGACGCAGGCCCAGCCGCAGCAGAACCTCGCGGACACGGTACCCGTGCAGTCCCGGGCGCAGGCCGCGCCGCAGTGGAGCGCCCAGCAGGCCTACGCCGCGGTCCCGCAGTCCGAGTTCTACGACGAGGACGTGCCGTTCTGATGAGGCACGTACCCGACATCATCCGCGACCACTGGGAGGCGGCCCTGTTCGCCGCCTCCTTCGCCGCGGGCTTTCTGTTCTTCTCTTCGCTTCTATGGGGGTGGTTCTGATGGCCTTCACCGTGTTCGACAGCTTCGCCGAGGTCTACGACGACTTCGACGCGAGCGACCCCGAGGACCTGCGCGACCGCGCGATGCTCGCCGACGCGATCATGATGTACGGGCTGCACGGCGTCGAGGCCGACCTTCCGAAGCACCTCCGCCGCGTCTTCAAGGCGATGAAGAACGCCATCGACAACTCCAAGGACGCGCGCGGCAGGGGCGGCAAGGGCGGCCGCCCGCGCAAGAAACCAGTTTCCGACAAACCCGAAACGCAGGTTTCGGAAAGCGAAAACCTAGGTTTTTCAAACGGGAAACCAGTTTCCGACAAGCCCGAAACGCAGGTTTCGGAAAGTGAAAACCCTAACCTAACCTATCCTAGCCTGTCCTGTCCTGAACTGGATTGTGCTGAGCTGTCCTGTGATGAGGGAGATGCCCCCGCCACGCCGCCCGAGTTCGAGCCGCCGTCGCTGGAGGAGGCCCGCGGGTACTTCGGCGCCAACTGCCTGAGCGGCGACCCGGACGCCTTCTGGGCCTACTTCGAGTCTCAGGGATGGGTCAAGGGCAACGGCCAACCGGTGAGCAACTGGGGCGCCCTCGCGCTCGACTGGTCCAGGCGCCAGAAGCGCATCGACGCCGACGACCGGGCGAGGGGCAAGCCCACCGCCTCGGAGGTCGAGGCCGCCACGTTCAAGCCGACGAGGACGCCCGAGCAGACGAGGGCGGAGCTCGAGCGCAGGTGGCGCGAGGAACATCCGGGCATCGACCCGGCGAAGGTGAAGGCCCCGAGGGGGACGACCGCCGACCCGGTGGCGCTCAAGGCGTACCAGGACGCGCGGCGTCTGCTGGATGCGAGGGCCGCGTGCGAGAGGAGGGCGTCATGAGCTTGGACGACGAGAGGAGCGAGAACATGGGCAGACCGAAGGGGTCCGCGAGCATCTACGACGACGGGCCGCGCAGTGCCCGCTGCGAGACGTGCGGGTTCTGCGCCGTGAGCGAGGCGGTCATGACGGCGTCTGGCGAGGGCCGCAAACGGTACACGTGCATGCGCTGCCCCGACTTCGTGCACACCACGCAGGGGCTCGCGAGGTGCAACTACTGGGAGGCGCGACATGAGGGCTGAGTCGCTGGACAGGCGCGGGGGCTACGTGCTCGTGTGCGGGCAGTGCGGCAGGCGGTTCCGCACGGCGTACAGGAACCAGAGGTACTGCTGCGGGTGGTGCGAGAACGTGGCGCGAAGGGACGCGAGCAAGCGGCCCGTGGACGTGTACCTCGGAACGAGGAGTGAGTCGGGCCGAGAGGTCAACGCCATGCGCGCGGCGCTGACACAGGGGAGGCGCATCTGATGCGGGACGGTTACAAGTTCGAGTTCGGGGCGCTCGATGAGCCGGACGCGCCCAAGGCGCAGGCGCTCAAGCCGCTCGAGGAGGCAGCCGAGGTATACGGCGCCTGGCAGGATTGCGACGACATGCGCCTCAGCCCGATCATGACGGCGCGCAGGGAGTACCGCCAGAACCTTATCGACGAGTGCATGGACGTGGTCCAGGCGGTCGTCAGCCTGCTCGACGCCGAGGGGTTCACGCAGGAGGACGTGGACGCGGCAATCGAGCGCTGCAACGAGAGGAACCGAGAGAGGGGACGTCTGTGATGGAGACTTTGGATCAGATCAAGGCCGACGCGGTCGAGGTGTTCCATTTCGACCGCGAGTGCAGGCCGCAGGACAGGGCGCACGCCTACCTGGGGAAGTACCGCGTCAGGCGCGGCTACAACGACACGGCGATGCAGGTCGCGGTGACCGACATGATCGAGCGCGCCTACGAGGCGGGAAGGGCGGAGGTCACCGGCGCGAACCTCGTGCAGAACCTGCGCCGCCAGCTGACGAGCATCGAGGCGACCGTCGGGGATGCCATCGACCTGCTCGACGAGAGCGTAGGGGGGGGCGGACTGCGATGAGTGACTCGAGGGTCGGCGGCTACCCGATGGGGGTGACCGACGCCGCTATCGAGCGCAGCTTCGGTGGGGCCTGCGAGCCTAGGATGTGCGGGAACTGCAGGCACTTCTGCGGCAGCGACATCCATGTCGACTACGGCTACTGCCACCTCGAGTTCGAGCGCGCCTACGACGCGGAGGCGCCTGAGCGCAAGGAAGGGCGCTGGCGCCTGGCGAAGTGGGCCGCGGCGTGGCTCACGGGGAACCTTCTGTACTGCGAGGACGAGTGCGGTGAGTGCCGCGACTACGAGGAGTTTGGGCTATGAATATCGACATCAAGACCGCCGACGGCGAGGAGATCGAGCTGGGCGGCGCGTATTACGACGGACGCGGAACCGAGTACAAGGCGGTCGGTGTCAAGCTGATCGACTATCGCCGTATCGTCAATGTGTCCCTCTCATGCCTTACCGGCAAAGTAGACAAGCTCTGCTGTGTCTCGATGCGACCGAACGAGCTTTACTCCACCCCGCCCGACAGCTGGAAGAAGCTCGAAGAGGACTTGGACGCGGCAGGTGACGCGCGGTATCAAGAGGCTTGCGCCTACTTCCACAGAGACAAGGACGAAGATGGCTGCACATCGTGCCCCGGTGGCGAGGACGGCTGCGGTCGAATTGCCATGCGCGACATCGCATCACGCATCCGCAGGCTGCGGGGTGAGAACTGATGAACTTTTCCGATTATGCCGAATTGGAAAAACGCGCGGAGGCACACGGCCTAGGGGACGACTCGTCGCTGGCGCAGCTCCTGCACATTATCTAGTTCAAGCAGGCCGTTGTGAACGGACATAAAAGGACGATGCGCGAACTCGCCGTCTGGGAGAGGAACATCGCGAAGACAGTAGAGCAGCGCATAAAGGAAACGGAGGCTGCAGATGGTCAATGATGAGAAGCGGCGCGAGGTGGCGAAGAAGTTACGCGAAATCTCATACAAGCCCGGGTGGTCACTTGGCGATTGGTGGTTACGTGTTCATGGGGCCGTGGTCGGTTCCGAACACTGTCTGTGTCCCCAAGAGGACGTGGCTGTAATCGCCGACCTAATCGACCGCCAGACGTGCCTCGACCTTGTCGAGCACAAGCAGGATCCGTTCATCCCGGGCAAGCGGATGGTCGACGGCTACTTCCATTGTTCCGACTGCGGATGGGATGGGCAGATCTGGGAGCATATCGGCTTCGGGGACATGCTTGCGTATGAGGCCGTCCATTGCCCGAAGTGCGGGGCGATAATCGAGCGCCGTGCGTGAGGTAGTCCCCGGCGCTTGGTATGGTGGTCGAAGCAAACCGAGCGCGATGGGGGTATGCGAATGGCGTGTAGGCTACCTGTAGGAGATGGGCCAAAAGGCCCATCTACAAAGTCAACACATCCGTTGAGGGACGAGTGGGCGCTCCGGAAGGGGCGCTCCTCTTACGTCCTGTGGACGGATGAGATGATAGGGCGGATGCAGGCGCACCCGGAGCGGACGGCGGCGGAGATCGCGGCGGAGCTCAGGGTGACGCCGAGCGCCGTGAGGCACGCGCGGCAGCGGTACGGGCGCTTTTCGACCGGAACGGATGGGCTGTGCATCGTGTGCGATGCGCGGCCCGTGTTCGACACGTCGGCGCAGGCGAAGAAGTGGAGGCTGTGCAAGGGGTGCTATCTGGCGGAGCGGAAGAGGCGGCTCGAGGAGGAGGCGGAGAGCAACCGCATACGTCAGGCCGCGCACAGACGGCAGAAGCTGGACGGAGGCGCTTGAGAGGCTGGCCGAGGCAATCGGAATCAAGCCGACCAAGGTCGAGTAGCCGAAAGGCCCCGGGAAACCGGGGCCTTTTCTTTAAACGTTACCCCCTTTTTACGCTCGTGGGCAAACGCACGCGCTTGTCCACGTGCGTAAAAAGGTGGGAACGTTCGCGTTTCCATATGGCTATCTACCAGCGGAAACGTGATTTTGTGGCGGGAAAAGGGCGTGAAAAACTGACCAAGGAGGGCATCGAGGATGCCGTCCGCCTGTGCCGTGCCGGAATGACCGACAAGGACATTGCCGCGTATCTCGGGGTCGCACGCGAGACATACAGCCGCTGGATCAACCACCCCCGAACAGACAATCAGCGTCAACTGTGTCACGTTCTAAAAAAGGCCGAGGTCGAGCGCAAGGCGACGCTCGTGGGCCGCATCATGGACGCGAGCGGCGACAGCTGGCAGGCGGCGGCGTGGCTTTTGGAGCGCAAGTACCCGCAGGAGTACGCCAAGGCGCAGCGCATCATGGATACCACCGACACGGCGGTGCTCAAGGCCGCCAAGGAGCTGGTGCTGTCCGTGCCGTCCTCAATCGGCGGGGACGAGTAGCCGATGCCGCTCACGAGGATGCAGCGCGAGTACCTCGCCAACTGCACGCACCGCTACAACGTGAAGTGCGGGGCGACGGGCTCGGGCAAGAGCTACGTCGACATAGCCGTGACCATACCGCAGAGGCTTCTCGCCATGAGGGGCGAGGGGCTGGCGGTGATGATCGGGAACACCCGCTCGACGCTCGAGCGCAACATCCTCGAGCCGATGCGCTCACTCTACAGCGAAGACGTCGTCAGCCAGATCGGGCGGGACAACACGGCCCAGATATTCGGGCGCAAGGTCTACTGCCTCGGGGCGGATAAGAAGACAAGCGTATCCAAGATTCAGGGCGCCACGTTCGAGTGGGTCTACGGCGACGAGGTCGCCACGTGGAGCGAAGACGTGTTCCAGATGCTCAAGAGCCGCCTGCGCTGCGAGCACAGCCACTTCGACGGCACCTGCAACCCCGACAGCCCGAACCACTGGTTCAAGCGGTTCCTCGACGGCGACAGCGACATCTACAGGCAGGACTACACGATCTGGGACGGTGCGCTGGCACCGGATGTCATCGAAGCCCTCATCAAGGACTACGGCAGCGGCGTGTACTACGACCGCTACATCTTGGGCAAGTGGACGCTGGCCGAGGGCCTGGTCTACCCCGAGTGGGAGGGTGCCATCGAGAGCCGGTATACGGGCGGCGCCGTCAAGTACGCGGTGTCTTGCGACTACGGCACGCAGAACGCCTTCGCGGCGCTGCTGTGGGCGTTTGACGGCAAGGTGTGGCACGTGGTTGACGAGTACCGCTACTCGGGCCGCGACACGGGGCACCAGAAGACGGACGCCGACTACGTGGCCGACATGGCCGACTTCGTGCGCGGGCTGAGCAGGCCGCCCAAGTTCATCATCGACCCGAGCGCCACGAGCTTCATCGCCGCGATGCGGCAGGCCGGGTTCAAGACCAAGAATGGGCGCAACGACGTCGCGGACGGCATACGAGAGACGGATGTGTGCCTGGGCAACGGCACGGTGCGTATCTCCGACGCCTGCGCGGGGCTGATAGGCGAGCTCGGCGGCTACTGCTGGGATGCCAAGGCGGACGGCGATAAGCCCGTCAAGGTCGAGGACCACAGCTGCGACGCGCTCCGTTACGGCGTGGCAACACTGCGCATGTACAAGCCTGCGAAACGGCAGGTAAACCCATTTTTTGAAGGGAGGTAGCGGCTTGTCTAAGGGGCCTTTGGTGACCGATGGCGACCTCAAGGCGGCGGCGTCGGCGACGGCGTTCGCGGCAGATGCCATCGAGCGGCACATGTCGAGCGAGATGTATCGCAACGCCGTCACCGCGAACGAGTACTACCGCCAGCACAACGTCACGATCAACCGTTTCGTGCAGAAGATCTACTCGTGCTCCGGTGCCGAGGCCGAGGACTTCACGGCCTCGAAGCTGAGGCTGGCAAGTAACCTGTTCAAGCGCCTAAACGTCCAGCGCTGC